TCGCCAGGGGCAAGTCCGACCTTCAGGTCGAAAAGACGCAGAGCGTTCGCCTGCTTGGGCTGCCCGGTCTCAAAGGTCAGGGCCAAGCCACCAACTTCGACAACAACGCCGGCACGCGCTGGACCTACAACCATCTGCACCAGGCGGTCGGCCTCGGCTACTCGTTCACCCGCGAGGCGATGGACGATAATCTCTACAAGAGCCAGTTTACGCCGACCAACTTGGGGCTGATGAAGTCATTTCGCCAGTTCAAGGAAATCCTGGCGGCCGACGTGTTCAATCTGGGTAACGTCTATAACCCAGCCGTCGGCGGCGATGGCTACGCACTATTCAGCACGTCGCACCCCGTCGATGGTTACACGGTCCCCAACACCCCGAGCGTGGCCGTTGGCCTTAACGAGGCGACGCTCGAAATGGCGTCGAACCAAGTCCGCGCGTTCCGCGACAACGCCGGCCTGCTAATCTCCGCGCAGGCGCGCAAGCTGTTCGTGCCAAAGGAACTGCGCCGCGTCGCCAAGCGCCTACTCGAAACCCAACTGCGGCCGGGAACCGCGAACAACGATCTGAACGCGGCCAAGGAGAACGGCGACTTCGACGAGGGTTACATCGTCGGTGATTTTCTGACCTCGCCCTATTCGTGGTTCGTCATTACCGACAACGGCGGCTTCATCTACTTGGAGCGCGTCCCGTTCGAGACCGACATGCAGGTCGATTTCACGACCGACAACCTGCTGGTCAAGGCCTACGAGCGGTATTTCATCGGCTACGATGACTGGCGCGCGGGCTGGGCCAGCTTCCCGACCAACTAATCCTGGCCGGGCAATAGGAGCGCCACATGGGCACCACATCATTCTCCGGTCCGGTCGCGTCCACCGGCCTCATGGATTACCTGGGGACCGGGTTCAGCACGGAACCGAACCCCGATTATAACCCCGACGCCGCGCCGTCCTGGTTCTATCAGGGCGTCGCCACGCCGGACCCGCGGTTCTTTCTGCAAAGCGCCAAGCTGAACGGCTACACCGGCGTGCAGCCGATGTTCATGAACTCGCTTGGCGCCGAAATGGTGGATGCGGTGCCGTCGGCTTACGGTGCCGCCAAGATCGCCGCGCTACAGCACACCACCAGCGGCACCGCCATGACGCTGGTGTCGGCCCAGGCGGCCGGCATCACGCCGAATGTGCCCATCATTCCATTCACCGGCGCGGTCAATGGCGGATCGGTTGTCACGGCTGCGCTGGCGCTCGACTTCGGCTTTGCGTTCGGCACCACGACGGCGGCGAGCAAGACGGTCACGGTGGCCGACAGCACTCAGTTCTTTTTCGGCATGCCGCTTGTCCTGCCAAGCGCGCTGACCTCGACCACGCCGCTGCTGACGTATGTCACGGGGCTGCCGAGTTCGACCACGATCACGCTCAACAATGCGCCAGGCGTGTCGATCAGCGGCACCTGCCCCATCGGCATGGGCAATGTGTGGCTGAGCCCGCCGAACGGGGTGCAATATCCGACCGCGCACATGCCCTACATAGCTGGTGGCCCTGGGCTGTTCCTCGACCCGCGGCAGGCGCTGGCGCGCGGCGTGTCGATCACGTGCAGCAGTGCGTCCGGCACCGGCGGCAACGTGGTGGTGTCCGGCTGGGATGTGTATGGCCAGGCCATGACCGAGACCATTGCCATTGCGCCCGGCACCGCCCTGACCGCGTATGGCAAGAAGGCGTTCAAGTTCATCAAGAGCGTGACGCCGGCCTTCACCGATGCCACCTACAACTACTCGGTCGGCACCAGCGACGTGTTCGGGTTTAACCTCTACGCGCGCCGCTGGGAATTGACGAGTACGGCCTGGGCATCTGGTTTTGTCACCGGCGGCACCGGGTTCCTTGCCGGCACGGCCCCGGCATCCGGTGACGTGCGCGGCACGTTTCAAACCAGCGCGCAGGGCGGTGGGACGGGTTTCGGCTCGACCGCATCGAACGGCGCGATCAGCGGCCTGGTGATGACCGGCAACCGGTTGGCGATGTTTCAAAGCCTGGCCGTCTCCGACATGCTCGTGGCGACGCCATTTGCGCCGCAGACCATGCTCGGCGCGACGCAAACCTGATCGGGGCCGTGGGTGGCAAACCCATATCGCACGTCCATTGCGCTTACGGCAGCCGTCACCAATGGCATCTGCCTTTCGCAGACGCTTGGCGCGGCCGGCAAGCTCACGATCAACGGGTCGCTTGCCAGCGGTGGCGTGGCTACGCTTACCAGCACCAACTGCGTCGCGCGCCGCGTGGGAATCACCAGCGCCGGCAATGACAGCGGCATCACCTGGACGATCACCGGCACGAACCGGTATGGCGTGGTGGTCAGCGAGACGCTGACCGGCGCCAATGCGGGCACCGCAAACTCGGTCAGAGATTACGCCACCGTCACCAGCATCGCCGGATCGGGCGCCTCGGCATCGACGGTGACCGCCGGGACCAACACCATCGCCAGCACGGAATGGCGGATGCTCGACATCTACCGCGAGTTTTTCAGCGTCGGGCTTGGTTTCACCGCCTCGGGCACTATCAACGCGACGGTGGAGATCACGTTCGATGATCCGCTTGCGGCGCAGCCTGGTTCGCTCGAACCGACCAGCGCTCAGCCACCAACGGCCATCGCATACGCCACACTGGCTGCGATGACCGGAACGACGGTAGGCAGTATAAATTTCCCGGTGTTCGCGTGTCGGCTGACCGTGAACAGCGGCACAGGAACCGGTGTGTTGCAGGTCATCCAGTCGGGCACCTGCAACTAGCCGAACGACACGGCGAGCTTCCCCGCCGGCTTCGGGAGCGTTGTTTCAGGAGGCGGTGCGGTGAAAGACAAAATGGGCTACGAGCACGAAGGCGGCATGGGCGATAAGAAGGGCGCCATGAAGCGCGGCGGCCGGATGGCGAAGAAGGCCGGCGGCGGCGTGATGGGTTGTGCGCCGAAGAAACGCGCCGACAAGCGGGCGCGCGGCGGGCGCATGACCCCGAGCGAGCCGTTCAGCGGCGCCGGCAAGATGACCGGCGGCGAGCGCGGCAGCGACGAAGAAAAGGACTCCGAGCGAGCCAGCGGGGGGCGGCTGTCGGCTGCGAGCCGAAACGCGCTCCCCGCTTCGGATTTTGCGCTGCCGGGCCACGGCACCGGCAAGAACGGAAAAGGCCACGGGGCCTATCCCATCGACACGCCCGGCCGCGCCCGCGCTGCACTGTCGCGCGGCGCGGCCAATGCTTCGCCGGCAGAGCAAGCCACGATCCGGCGCAAGGTTCACGAGAAATACCCCAGCATCGAGTAGAGGTGCGCCATGGCTACCCTCACTTCGAGCGGAACCTACAATTTCCAGCTTGCCAACTCCGACGTGGTGCTCGAAGCCTACGAGCGCATCCAGATCAGACCGGCCGAGATCACCGCCGAGCACATGCATTCGGCTAACCGATCCGCCAACCTCGAATTGCAAACTTGGGCCAACCGCGGCGTTACACTCTATGCCGTCGAGCAGGCTACACCGATCACGCTGATTGAGGGGCAAGCCACATACACCCTGCCCACCAACTGCATCCAGATGCTCGACACCTACTACTCGGTGTTGAACAGCGACGGCGTGACCTATACCGACCGGATCATGCTGCCGATGAGCCGGACCGAGTATGCGGAGATACCGCAGAAATCCATCCAGGCACCGCCGAACCGCTACTGGTTTGATCGCGCGCAAGCGCCGACGGTCACCACATGGCAAGTCTATGATGGAAGTTCGCCCGGTGCGCTGATGAATTATTTCTACCTGCGCCAGTTGCAGGACGTGAACCTGCTCGGCACCGAAGCGCCGGACATGCTGAACCGGTTCCTCGAAGCGTTCATTGCCGGGATCACGGCGCGATTGGCTGAGAAGTGGCTGCCGGCCGTGTGGGCTGACAAGAAGGCGGCAGCAGCAGCGGCGTGGGCCGAAGCGTCGAAAGAAGACCGTGAGCAGGGTGGCATGACGATCCGGCCCAACTTCGCCCGCTACATGAGACGGCGCTGATGCGCGCGACCGGTAGAGCCCGCGTCAATCCCCGCGCGCCCAGCGCGTTCGGCGTGTGCGACAACTGCGGCATGTGGTACAACCGCGCCGCGCTGGTGGACGAAATGCAATACCAGGGCAATGCCGTGCGCCCGACTGGGTTCAAGGTGTGCACGCGCACTTGCATGGATGTGCCGCAGCCGCAACTTGCCAGCCCGGTCCTGCCAAGCGATCCAAAACCCGTGTTGCAGCCGCGGCCCGAGCTTTACACCGGAGACAATGGCTTTGGGCTGGCGTCCTCTGGCAGTGCGTCAAGCTCGGCCAACCCGGTCTCGGAGCTGCCCTAATGGCGATGTATTATGCCGATTGGGTGAACGCGCTCGGCGGCTACCTGCCGGAGAACGTGGCCAACACTAATACCGAAGCGCCGTTCACGTCCGGCAGCCGCTACAATGCGGTCATTGACCGGTGCATCGAATATGCCGAGTTGCGCATGTATCGCGACCCGGACCTGGATTTCTTGGCCACGCGCGAGTTCGCTACCTCGACCTGCACGGCCGGCACGCGCTCCGTCACCCTTCCAACCGGCATGATCGTGGTGGAGGAAGCCAACCTGGTCATCCCCGCCGGTCAGGCGCCAAACAGCGCCGGCTCATCGTTTGTGCCTCTCGAAATCACATCGGTTGCGTTTCTCAACCGCGCGTGGGGTGCGGAAAACACCCAGCAGCAGCCCTCCAAGTTCGCCCGCGCCAATGACACCCAGATCATCCTCGGCGCCAATCCCGACCAGGCATACGTGATCAGCTTCTACGGCACGATGCGGCCCACGGCGCTGTCTTCGACCAACACTAGCACGTTCCTGACGCTCAACCTGCCGGACCTGTTTCTTGCCGCCAGCATGATCTGGATGTCGATGTATCAGAAAAGCCTTGGCGCGGTGCAGTCGGTCGGGCCACTCGAAGGCGTGACCTGGGAAGAGCAGTACCAGAACATGAAGAAAGGCGCCGCCGTCGAGGAAGCGCGCAAGAAGAGTCAGAGCGCGGCTTGGTCGCCGATGGCGCCGACGACTGCTGCCACGCCGCCGCGGGCCTGAGCTGTGCCCAAGCAAAAACTGAAGCTCATGCCGGGCGTGGACCTGCAAAGCACGCCCACGCTCAACCAGACGATGTGGGCGGTATCGCAACTCATCCGGTTCTACAAAGGGCTGTTGCAAAAGATCGGCGGCTGGTCGCATTTTTCCAGCACGCCGGTGATCGGCACATGCCGGGCGCTTCTCGGATGGGCTGATCTGTCCGGCATACCCTA